TTTAGTTTCAAAATGGCTTTAGGTTTTTATACTTCTTCATTATCTCCCTTTGCCTCTTAGCCTGCTCGTGTGTCGGTGCTAAACCCATGTATTTACAGGTATGGTCATTCTTGAGTATGGTTATGGCAAATCTTTTCCAGCTTGTAACTTCTGACGGGTGCGTCTTAAGCATATCTAAATTATCCGGCGGTAGCATTTTAACACATCTCTTTTCTTTATTTCCATGTCTAGTGTATTCACCTATCTCAAACGGTATATTATTATTTCTTAAATCATCTATAACAGACTCTGGCAATCCACGCCCTACCCTTGCCCAATACTTTATAGATTGGATAAAGCGCATCTTAAAATTTTCAGCAACCTCCTTTGGTAATGTGTCTAATAAAAACTTAGTAAAACTTTTCCACGTGTGCCCTTCAGGCAACTTAAAAGACCTATAAGTTAATTGCTTACCATAAGTGGCGATAAAATTAGCACCAGATACTCTCGCACAAAGCCTTGACCAAACGTGCGGATCAATAACTCTATAAAGATTTAAGCTGGATTTAGATTCGCTCATAAATGGTGATGCAACTCTCATTTGCGAGACCGACAGACCAGCTTTCCAAAATATATCATATAATTCATTGTATTCCCAATCGAATTTAGCGTTAGCAACCCAAATATCATCAGTCCTCCAGTCGTATATAGGGTAACAGTTATAAACTATATCGGTATTTTTCTTTGTCCAACAGTGTCCGTCTAACATTGTTTTATTTTGATTCATTATAGCTCTGAATCTATTTAAACTCTCGTCTGTTCTGATACCTATTAAGCAAGCTGTTTTCTTTCCTTCACCGTACCAATCCCCAAACTTATCCCAGAATTCATCGTAACTCATATTCTCCTCGAAGAAATCAAAGTTATGGTTATTCATGTTTACTATATAATCCTCTTTTGGCATTGGTCTTATCCAAATATCCTCATCATCAACACCCCAACACTGCCACTCGGTAGCATAAGAACTGACAGTGGCTGGTAGCGTTATTGGCAAGCAACACCAATAAACATCGAGTAAATCAAGGTTCGCTTGTATTATTTTATGCATAAACTTTAGGCTTAAATCATAGTTAGCCTCGTTATCTAATACCATTAGCCCTATCTTTTCTGTTATCCCATGTTCTCGCATATAATCAACAACCAGATTAAGCATTACCCCACTATCCTTACCTCCGCTAAAAGATATGTATACTCTCTCAAAATTTTTAAATATATAATCAACCCTCTCTAGTGAAGCTTCATATACATTTTTGTTTTTATTATATAATTTCATAGTAGTTTTAATTGTTTTGGTTTATTTGTTTCCCTTGCGCTTAGTTCAATTCTTTTCAACATATGATAATATTTAGACTTAGGAAAGGAAAGACCAAGTGTTTTTAATGAGTGATCGTTATTTAATATGGCTAAGCATATTTTTTTATAACTAGGTACTTTATTTAATTGATTTAATCTCATTGGGGCTTCGTCTGGTATTCCTTTAGAATAACCCTTTTTCTCCCATTCCGCTATGTACTCTTCTATTCTTGTCTTCATATATTCTAATTATTTTATTTGCAGTTTCGTTTGCTTCTATTCTGGTTTTTTCGCTTATCATAGACCAAGCAACCCTTGTTAGTAACTCCGGAACATTATAAGCGTAGCAACAAGCAGATTGACCTACCCATGCTCTTCTGTTTGAGTTCTTGTTGGATAAATTAACGTCTGTTGATATTTTCCAATTCTTCATTACTAAAAGAGAAACCTTAAAAAATTCATCTTGATTAGATAATAATCTCATGGCTTCTAGTATTAAGTGATCCTCATTTGATGGTTTTTCAGCCTCATACATCCCGTTAATGTAGTCTTCCCATTCTTTGTAGTGGTGATATATTTGTTTCATTCTGAAGCAGCCTCCCAACTATCTGAAAAATCTTTATTTTGGAACAATGAAGCTAACCCAGTTATTTGCTTCATTCTTAATAACTCGTCTGGACTCATACCCACGTGCTTACATATCCAAGCGTCACCCTTACCCATTTCTACTAATTCAGAAACTATCGTACTCATCAACTCTAGGTTGTGTGACCCCCTAGCTCTATTGTGCCGAATTGTAGAAGCCATTCTATCGCTCAAATCTTTTTCAATAACAGAAACGGGTAAATAACCCTGTTCCCTATCTCTTATTCTCTTGCTTCTTTGCATTGTTGAGTAACGGTGAAACCCATCAACAACTATGTATATATCGGCTTCCTTGTCATAATAACAAACGATAGGCATAGTATATCCATCCTCCCATATTGAAGTTTCAAGTAATTCCATTTCTGGTGGAGCTACTGCGTTTGGGTTATAATCGTTTGCTTTAACCTTATCCATGTGTACTCTAAGCACATTGTAAACTGGTGATATATATTCTTCCATCTTAAATTATGTTTTTTAATTCATCTCTTAAATCGTAATCGTTTTTTGTATTATTACAAACATCGACTATCTTATTTATTTTATCCAATTTATTATGACTAGGTAAATAAGAACCGCTTTCGTCGTGTATTTCATTACCGGAAACGGGTGGATTAAATACGGATATTAAAACAACGTCTTCCAATGCTTGAAAAGTATGATCATCGTTTGAATCCAATATATAAATTGAATCTACATTTATTGGATAACTTTCTTTTGTTGTTAAATTTTTTATTATTCCGCTACCTTTTATGCAATAACATGATTCTAAATGATGTTTGTAATGCCAGTGTTGCGGATCACCTTTTGGTATTATTGTTTTGTGTAGAGAAAACCCCATCCCATCTTTCTCTAATAATACTCTAATCGAATCGAAACCGACACCTTTTATATGTCGTTCAGTTCCTTCTAATTCTTTAATTGTTTTTACTTTCATAATTGTTTTTTTTGTAAATATATAAATTTAAAAAGGATTCCCAAAATTACTTTTAATAAAATGCGATTTATTATAATTTGAATAGTAAGTGTTTTCAGGTGACCAATTAACTGCAATGCTAACAAGACCAATGTTTCTACCTTTTAAAACATTAAGTAATCCCAGCCCGTTAGAATTAACTTCACCTTCCGTGTTAGCTGCTTCTAATCTATCAAACCCATAATGGTCGGGTCTCCAAATTCCTATAACAGTATCACTAGCGTTTTCAATATCTCCGCTTTCTTTTAACCTATCTAGTGCAGGCTTTGGATTTGATGGATCACGCCTTAATTGGCTTAACGCTACGATAGGAATATCTACCGCGCTTGATTTTGCTAAACGTTTTAAACTGTTGGCAGAATGTGAAGCTGAATCCTTACGGCTCATATCTCGCATTGTTATTAATTGTAAGTAATCTACATAGGCGCAATCAATGCCGTATGTGTCTACCATTGATTTAATTGAGTGTTCAAGCCAATTATATGAGCTTTCAATAGTTTCCACAACAAATAAGTGTTTATCCATTAATTTAGTAAATGCTTCGTTTACGTCCCTGTATTCGCCGTCGCTTAACGCTCTCATAAGAATGTGTTTAGAAGATACTTTCGATGCAATAGAAACCATCCTAGCCGCTATCTGGACGCTGCTCATTTCGTAAGAATAGAACGCTACATTTTTACCGTCCATTATTTGATTAAATGCCATAGATAAAGCAAGTGATGTTTTACCTTGCGATGTTTCGCCGGCAACCACCACCAAGTCGCCTTTTTGCATTCCGTTTGAAAACCTATCAAAGTCAATCAACCCAGTCATTAATCCCGTTATTCCTTTCGTGTTTTCTTCAATTCGTTTATTAACTTCTTCTAGTAATTTATCCATGTTGTTGATGCCGGAGTAAAACACCGGTTCTATTTCCAGTAAACTATTTTTAATCGTTTCAATAACTTCAAATACATCTTTGTTTTCGGTTGCTTGTTTCTTAAATGAATCCGCCAGCTCTATTAGTTTTCTTCTTATCGAAACCTCTTTTAGTTTTAGTAAGTGGTCACTTATGTTGCTTGTTGAACCTATACTTGTAACTAATCCAGAAACTAAAGCTGGTGATATTTTTAAGTTAGCAACGTTTACCGACACGGTTATCATATCAATAGCTTCGCTTTTAGAATGTAAGTCTAGTAAAACATTGTAAATGCTTTTTAAATCAGTCTCGTAAAAATCATCTTCTTCAATAACCTTAACTGCTTTTTTAATTAGTTGAGGTTCTTGGATTAGCGATCCTACTATTATTTCTTCTAATCTTCTCATGAAGCTACTTTGTTTTTATTTGAAAATTCAGCGTTCGTGTCCTTCCATCTCTCGTCTTTAATGTAATTATCAGAAAACGGAAGGAATTTTATGTT